TAACTATAAATCTGCTGAACCACAGACCTCTAGTTCTTCTGACTCTGATGATGACGATGATGCTCTGTCATACTTCCAGCGACTTGCTGAAGAGTGATCTGAAAATCACTTTTTAAACTAAAAAAGGCGGGAAAAAATTTCCCGCCAATTTTTTTGTCTGTAGGTTTTTTAAGTTATTCTTGGATTAAATGTCTTGATTGTTCTTTGATCAACAAATTCTGATGATGAATCATATTTGAATAGATTTTTTAAGTCCTTCTCAACCAACCTTACAAATTCTGGTTTAATTAAAGTTATATTTCTCTTTCCTTCATTCACTCTATTCTCGTAGTCAAAGTTAGTGACCGAACTTAATGAGGAATATGTCTTTAAAATTGCCCCATCCATGTATTGGAAAGTAAAGTCAGAATTCACTACAAGTCCACTAGGAAGAATTAATTCTCCAGACGTATTTCTGACTTCTTTTGTTTCATACTGACGAACTTGGTATAATTCCGATGAGGTGTATTTTTCTGTCAAATACCTATTGAAATCATTTTGACTCATAGGCCAATCAGTTCTTATATTTGTGATTTCGTTGGTAATTAAAATCAACCAATCTAATCCAGCATCATTATAGTATGTGTACGCAACATTGTCTGGTCTATCATCACCTACGATCACATACTTTTCAAAAACAGTAAATGAACTTAAGAGATCTTCTCTTATTTTTGCTCTTTTGAATAAGTTCTTTATTTTGGTGTAATCTAAAGACGAGTTTCTTTCGTTCTTTAAAGATGGGTATAAAACGTCTGGTAATTTTCTGAAGTATGCCATTTTTAGTAACCTACGTCGTCTTCGTCTGGGAATGCAATTTCAACATCATTTCTAAAGAGTGGTGTTAATTCAATAAAGTTCATGGAGAGTTGAGTTGCCACTGCTTGAGAATCTTCATATGCAGACCATCCTTGGTTTGATGGTGTATGATCTATTCCAAATGTGGTGCAAGCACAAATTTTAGGTTGTGGTAATGATTTAATTCTTGTATCTCCTTTCATATAACGAATGAAGAAAACGTTAGGAGAACTAATTAACACTCCAGAACCTTCAATATATGGTAATGTATTTAACTTCATAAACTTAATAATTTTTCTCAACTCAGCACCTTCTGCAGAATTTCTAGGAGTCAGTGTCCAAGTAAAAGTAAATTCACGCATGTCTGGTCCTCTGAATAAGAGTTCCATATTTGGGTTTGCAACTTTACCAGTTGTTCTGGCAAGAATATCACTTGGTTCTACATTTAATCCAAGTTTGCTTCTAATAAATGCAGTAGAAAGTGATGCAGCAATGATGGACCTCGCCTCTCCAGATGCATTGCTAAAAGTTTGACCAAATGCTGATCCTAGATTATCATATACTTGTTTTGCTGCTCCAACAAAGTCACCTTGACCAATAAGTTGTTCTGCAGGTCCTGCAATTGCACCAGTTGCTAATGCAGACATAATTTGCATAGAAGTTTTACCCCATGTCGCAGAAGATCTATCTCTTACTTCTGATGGCATAGGTAAAATAACTTCTCCCTGATATTCATAATCTGGAGGAGGAAGAGTTGCGTTCTTAGATTGTAATCCAGAAGTCAATACACTCCCAGATGAAAATGGTGTTGTTGCTGCTTCAAATGATCCTGGATCTGTAACTTCTTGTGGAGGTCTATATTTTAATGCTCTAATTCTAAGATGATCTTGTGAATTTTCCCCACTCAATGTCATATCTTTGGGGAAGGTGAAAACTGTAGATTTTACATTAGTACCAGAAGCATTTGAAAATACTGCTGGATCGAATGCTGCTGGTACTTCTGTGCTTGTTCCTTGTGGTACACCTATAGTGCTAACCTGATTAGAACCTAAAATTTGATTGTATCCTGGTTGTGCAATTACTTGATTTGTTGTAGAAAGAGATAAACTTGAATTTGTTTGCTGAAGAACTGCGTTTATTTTTGCTTGATTATCGGTATTGCCACCAACCTTCACTGCCTCTGAATATACAACAGTTTTTCCAGAAGAATCCTTGACTTCTATGATTTTTCCAGAATCTGGTCCGCCACTAGAAACTATTGCTGTCCCAGTAGTTCCATCACTAAGAACAACTCCTGGTACAGGTTTTAAAGTATTTTTTAGTTCTATTTGGGTTGCCATTACTTGTTACCTGACCATACTTTGTTATCGGAGACATATCTTCCACTTGGATTTCTAAAATCTTGAACTGGCAACTTAGATAATCCTTCCCATTCTTTTTTAGGAACTCTATAAAAAGTGCCGCAATTTTTTATTAAGTATGTATGCAAACAAATAGTGGGTACAATTCCACGCCATTCTCCACCTTTATTTATTAGGTTTCTAGCAACTTCATCCCTAACTTGTGGAAATAGATAATGTAAATTTGCTCCTAAAATAGTTCCATTTTTGGTATTTACATTAATTATATACGCCATCGGAAATCTATCATAATATGGATAGTTTTCTGGATATTCTGCCTTATAATTGAAAAAGTACACGTTGCCGTTTGGATTTAACCCACCAGTATCAATATCATCGTCATCAGATTCTGATGCCTTTTCTAATTCTTCAATCAATTTTTCACGTACCCAAGATTTAGATCTTCTTTCTCTTTTTATAAAATCGTTTATTGTCTTTGAGATACTCATATACCTAAATCATCCTCTGTGAGTATTTTAAATTCAAGCAAACGGTCTTCGCAGTATTCTTTTGCTGCCTTCCATTTCGCCTGATTTTTTGCATACTCGTGAACTTCATTTATCCAGTTTTTGGTTTTTCTTTTTGGATTTTGTGGTGGACCTATAACCTGCTTTTTTGGTTTTATCTCTATCAAATATTTTTTAACCTTCCCAGATTTTTCTCTAACTTTGATATAGAAATCTGGGAAGTATCGATGAATTTTTCCATCAATTGGAGATATGTATGGTACAATGATCTCTTCACTTCCAAATTCTAAAACATTCTCGTTATCGTCACAGTATTTTAAAAACTTCAACTCCCAAGAAGAACGGTAAATTACATTGGTTGGATCACCTTTGTATTTTTGATAGTTTTTTACCTTATACTTCCCTTGGTAATATTGACGCATTACTCTTATACATACTATAGATATATTACCTATTTATCGATAAATGCCTTTTTATACGGAACCCGATCCAAAAAGGTTAACATACTCCATTGAAAGTGTAAGAAATACATTTTCAAAAGTTTCCACTACAACATTCTTTAAAGTCACCTTTCCCATTAGTGGTGGTTTAAAAGAGTGGTTGAACAACTGTGGAATTTATGATTATTCCGAATCTGATGGTTTGGATGGTATGGAAAAGATCGAACTTCTTTGTTCTGAGGCAGTTATACCAGGACCAAGTTTTAAGACAGCAGAAGTGATTGGTAATAGGCAGGGAGTTGTAGAAAAATATCCTTTAATTCGTGCATTTCCAGAATTAACTTTAACATTCTATGTTGACAAAAATCATGCAGTAATAAGATTCTTCGAAGAATGGTATAATTATATAAATCCACTGTTTGCTGAAGGTTCTAAGATAGAATCAACAAATAGAGGGCAAAATAGTTCTGGTGCGTTCCAGAATAATGCTTACTATAAAATGAAGTATCCAGATGAATTTTGTCAACATATACTATTGACAAAATTTGAAAAAGATTTAGAATCTGTAAGTGGATCTTTTGCAAACTCATCTTATTATACTTACGAATTCATTCAAGCATTCCCATCAAATATCACTGGAGTTCCTGTTTCTTATCAAGGATCTCAGGTATTAAAATATACTGTGGTGTTTGATTATATGCGCTATATTACAAGAAGAACACCAGCAAATTCTGTTGCTAGTGGAATTGCAGATTTAACAACTGTTAATGCAGCAACTAACACAGGACAGCAAATAGTTTCCAGTGGTGGTAAAAAATTAATTCCTATCAGTGGACAGGCTGCTGGAACTGCTGGAGTGGTATTCTATGATGCAAATTCAACTACAAAAACCCAAGCAATAGTACAGGGAGCATTTTTTAATTCCCAAGGAGTTCCTATTCCCTAACTAAATATCAATATCTGAATAACTTATAATGCCTTTACCAACAATTGCAACCCCGACTTATGATCTTGTTCTACCATCAAATGACAAGAAAATAAAATATAGACCATTTCTAGTCAAAGAAGAGAAAATACTTATCATCGCATTAGAATCTAGAGATTCTAAACAAATTACAGATGCACTGAAGCAAGTAATATCTAACTGTGTATTAACAAAAGGATTAAAGGTTGATAATTTACCAATTTTTGATATTGAATATTTGTTCTTAAATATTCGTTCTAAAGCAATTGGTGAAGCGATTGAAATTGTTGTAACTTGTGGTGATGATGGAACTACCACAGTTCCAACAACAATTTATGTTGATGAAATCAAAGTTCAAAAACCAGAGGGACACACTAATAAGATTAAGTTAGATAATGACTATAGTGTTCAGATGAAATATCCTTCTCTTGAAGAATTTGTCGGTAATAATTTTGACATATCAAATAAATCTTCAGAGACAATAGAAAGATCTGTAAAATTGATCTCAAAATGTATTGATATGGTATATAATGAAGAGGATTGTTGGTCTTCTTCTGATTGTACTGATGAAGAGTTAGTGGATTGGGTTGAAAAATTGAGTCCAAAGGATTATAAAAAAATGGAACAGTTTTTGAAAACGATGCCCAAGTTGAGTCATTCTATTGAAGTTCAAAATCCCAATACAAAAGTTACTAACACAATCGTGTTGGAGGGATTATCCGATTTTTTCGCCTAGGACTGGTAAGGGAAGATCTGGAGTCATACTTCAGAATTAATTTTGCTTTGATTCAACATCATAAATACTCTTTGACTGAAATAGAAAATATGATTCCCTGGGAAAGGGAAATTTATCTTGAACTTCTAAAACAGCACATAGAAGAATTAGAAGAGAAGAACAGACAAAATGCCTGAAGCAGAAGAAAACCAAAAACCTAGTGTTATTGATGTTTCCAAATTTTTTGGAGGAAAGACATTATCTTCTGCTAATTTAAGGGTTGGAACACAACAAATCAAAGCAGAACCTTCCTTTATCGCTGCTCCAGAATTATTAAAACTCTTAGAAGTTATTTCCACATATACTGAAGTTAACAAAACTCAGGTAGAAGAAATAAAATCAATAGAAAGAGTTAGAGAAAGGGAAATTGTAGAAAAAAGTGCAAGTGATAATAGATTTTATCAAGCATTATCTTCTCTTAAATTTGATGTAGAAACTTTAACTAATCTATATACGTCTCTGTTCAATACACTAGAGAATGATAGAAAGTTAAGAGAGCAGCAAATTATAGATGAGAAGAATAAGCAAACTATATTTGCATCTGAAGCAAGAGAGGCACAGAAGGGATTAGCATATAAAGAAACAACCGCTGCTGCATCAGCATCATTCTCTGGAGTATCTGTTGGATCTGATGCACAAGAAGAACCACAGCAAAAGGATAATCTCAGTTTAGCAGGACTTTTAGGCATTGGTGCTGCTGCTGGTCTTGGTGGATTGTTTAATGGTGATTCTGGTCCTTCTTCAGGAACAGTTCCTGGTGGTAATTTTAATGCAGATAAACTTACTTCATTGGCAAGAAGTGTTGGAATGCCAGAAGATAAAATTCCACAAATGGTTGCTATTGCATTAGCAGAATCTGGTGGTGGTAGTAATGAACACTTTACCCCAGAAGAAAGTGGTGGAACTGATGATTCATATGGACTGTGGCAAATTAATATGCTCGGTCAGATGGGGGAAAATAGATTAAAAGAATTTGGCATTTCTTCTAGAGAAGAACTATTTGATCCAGTAACAAATGCTAAGGCTGCTAAAAAGGTATTGTTGGGATCTGGATTAAGTGCATGGTCTACTTATGGTGGAGATAGGTATAATTCATTTTTAAAGGATGCTCAGAAAGCATCAAAAACTAATGCACCAAAACAGGATAATAGAAAAGTTTCTGCTGCAAAAGCATCAGCATCTCCAACATCAACTACACAAACAACCCCATCACAAGAGGATGGTGCAAGACCAGCACCACAAGTTTCTGCAGTTCCTCCAGTTAGTAGACCATTAGTTACAGAAACAACATCAGGACAAGCACCAGTTATCATTGCAAGCACTCCACCACCAACTTCAAGTCCAACAAAGGGACCAAACGTTTCTCCATCTGAAGATATAGAATTGTTTGGATCAACTAATTCTGAAGACATTAATGTATTGTCTTCAATGTATCAATTAAACTTAGCATAATATGCCACAATCTTTAATTGAAATCAATACACAAAATGTTCTTGATATATCAAGAAAAATAGAAGATCTTTCTATAAAATTTAGAACTTCTATCAATCAATATGCAACCAAGAGTAAAGAACTCTATCAAACTGAACTGTCAGAAAATACTAGACAATTTAATTTGGGATTAACTTATATAAAATCTCAAGTCAAGATATCAGAAGCAGATATATCTGAGCAGAGAAGTTTGATTGAAAGGTCTTATCAAATCCAAAGACAAATAGCAGAAGAATCTGCACAAAGGCAACCAGAAATGGTTGAAGAAGAGGAAGAACCATCATTAATAGAAACAGTTGCCACTGCTGCTATTATTCCAACAGTGATGATTGGTATGTATGATTCTGGACTTGAAATTGGACCTCCCAATGATCCTGATGGGCAACAAACTGGTTTAGATATGAGTTTGCCTGGTGGAATTGGTGCTCCTATTTACGCTCCAATGGATATGTTTTATAGAACCAAAGGAACAGATGGAATGCCTTCAGTTGGTTTACAAGGAACTGCAGATGTTCGTGGACCAGCGGGAAGGGGATTTGGATATTATGGAGCATATTATTACACCGAAAATGGGAAAACTTATGAAGTTTTAATGGGTCACTTAGCCGCAATGGGTTATCGTGGATCTAGAGAAAATGAACCCATCCCTAAAGGAACTTTATTGGGGTATCAGGGTGCTTCTGGTAGAACAGTTGGTTCTGGTGGTCAACCATACCCACACATTTCACTTCATATAAATGGAGTTGGGTTTGTTGCAAATAATGGAGATCTGTTAAAGTTTGCAGGAATGTTAGCAGGACAAAGTGCTACTACTGCACAACCACAACAAAGACCAAAAAGAACAGTAACGACACCAACTGGATCAACCAATCCACCAACAGTTATTGTTACTCCACCACCAAAACCAACAGGTAGACAAACAAACGTAGTAAACAATCAACAGGTATCTATGTTAAATAGTGGTAGATCTGGTTTACCATTAGAACAGATTTTATTTGCTACGGTCTAATTAAATGGCAGAAAATACTTATTCGATAGAAGAATTTAAAGTAATACCTTTATCTGGAGACCTGGATGAGTTCAACCTCCGTGAGGGTGTAATTACTTTTGAGTACTATGAAAATATTTTATCGCCATCAGTAACTGCAAAGGTCATATTTTCTGCTTCAGATTCTATTGGCACAAAAAGTGGAGATATAGAAATATTTGGTGGTGAACAAGTATTATTTGAAATCGGTGTTCCATCATTTGACAATCTAGATTTCACTAGTAATGGATTAAATGTCAGAAAAATATCTGCTGACAAAACTGGACGCCAAGGAATTTATGTGTTAGAATTAGTGAGTGGTGAGTCAATATCAAATGAAACAGCAAGAGTTGTAAAAAGATACGATAAAAAAATAGAAGAGAGTGTAAAAGATATACTAACAAATGTACTAAAGACAAGCAAGAATGTAAAAACGGATTCAACCTTCAATAAATACAGTTTTATCGGTAACACAAGAAGACCTTTTGATGTTATAACTTGGTTGTGTCCAAAATCAGTTCCAGGTGATAATGGAACTCCAGGATTTTTCTTTTATGAAACTCAGGATGGATACAATTTTCTAAGTGCCAACAATCTTCTAAAAGGTGGTGGTGGAACATTTGACACACCATATATTCAGGCAGAGAATAGGGGTAATCCTGGAGATCCAAAAAACAGATTCAAGGTTATTGAATCTAATATTACAAAGAATAATGACATTTTACTGTCATTAAGATTGGGAATGTATTCCAATAACAGTTTATTCTATAATATTTGGGATAATACTTATGAACCTGTAAAATTTAGTTTGAAAGAAGATGGATTTGGTAAAAATCAAAAGTTAGCAACATCTGCTAACGTGAAAGGTAAAAGTGCAGCACCAAAATTACCAGATGGGTTGGAAGATTACCCATCAAGATATTTGGTAAAAGCATTAGACGTTGGAAATTTAACACCAGAAGGTCAATTAGAAACAAAAGAAAATTTACCTAAGTACCAAGCAGTTTCTTCAGTGAGATACAGTTTATTGTATTCTCAAGTGTTAAATATAATTATCCCTTGCAACACTAAACTGAGAGCAGGTCAATTAATAGAATGTGAACTACCAAAACCATCGTCGAGTAAAAATAAAAATACAGAATCAACTGCAAGTGGAAAATATGTAATTGCATCATTATGCCACAAATTTGATCAAAACCGTAGGGCATTCACAAGCCTTACACTTATTAAAGATTCCTACGAGTACGTTACTACATAACTATGAAAGACATTAACGATCACATTAAAAATGATTATGCTAAATTGGATGATCCAATGATTAGTTCTCAAAGTCGTCGTCATTACGAAGAAGAAGTTGAGCAACTACAAAAATATAAAGAAAGACATCCAGAAGATACGCATGATCCAACTCCATTAGAATTGTATTGTGATGAAAACCCAGACGCTTTAGAGTGTAGAATTTACGAAGATTAATTATGTTGTTAGACAACTCATCAACAGACGTAAGATTACAATTTACAAAAACTAACTTTCTTGGAAAGGATAGTTTTACATGGTGGGTTGGCCAGGTGGCATTGTTAAGCACTAGTGGTGCAAACAAAGCACAATTAAAATCTAGAACAAAAAAATCAGAAAAAGATCTCTATTATAATAGAGTAAAAGTAAGAATTATTGGTTATCACACTGCCAATTCTGAAGAACTTCCAGATGAAGATCTTCCATGGGCACACATTATGGTTCCCCCTGGGCAAGCAAATGGAACTTTAAACTCAGGAGAATCTCATGAATATAAAGGTGGAGAAACAGTTCTTGGTTTCTTCATGGATGGTGATGATGGACAACAACCAGTAATTCTAGGTTCATTATTTAAAAACACGAGTGCAAAACCACAAACAACTAGCACTGAAGTAGAAAGTAAAAAGGGTTCTTCTTTTCAGGTTTATGAACCATCTTTAGTTGGAAACGCAGCACTTCATAATACACCATTAGACAAGAATAAATTAGCAGAAGGTAAGAATGTTTTAACTGGTGTTGAAAAACCATTAACTGATCCAAATCCAAGAGTTCCTGGACTAACTCCTGTTGCTAGAGTTAATCCTGATGAAGTGGATAAAGCATCTGCTGCTCTTGGACAGAAAATTGATAATACTACAACTCCTATTGTATTATGTCAAGATGATCAAATTTCTAGAATTACAAGAGCACTTGATGACTTTACTGCAAGATTACAAGGCATACAACAATATATTGGTGCATACATAAACCCAATCGTAGGAAAAATACAGAATCTTGCATCTGAAATTAAACAGATTGCACAGTTAATTACTTCATTCGTAACCATGTTAATTAAACGTGGAATGAAGTACATTTTTGATGAAATTTCCAACAAAGTAAATGAACTTGTTGGTAAATTATTTCCAAAACCAAAACAACCTGCTGCTGGACAAACTATAAGAACTTTATTAAGTACAATTTATTGTATTTTCAAAAAGTTACTGAAGAGTATTTTAAATTTAGTAACAGAAGCATTATTAGGATTTATCGGACAAATTCTGAGTGCGGCAACTTGTTTTGTAGAGAACTTCATCGGCAATCTTCTTAACAGTATTTTTACAGCACTTGCTAATGCTATTTCAGGACCATTAGGAGAACTGAGTAAGTTTCTTGGCGGTGCTTTGGGAAACATCACAAAGATTCTTAGTACTGCAATGGGAATTGCAAACTTTATCAAAACACTTTTAAATTGTGAAGAAAGAAACTGCCAACCAAAAGCAGAA